CGATACGAATACAAAAACGAAATGTTACTCAAAACGGTTTTTTGTATAGAAGTGAAACGCCCCCGAGCCCCATCCAATTCTTTACCAAGAACGGCGGCAACCAGCCAGAACCAGCGGCAATGGCGCACGACCGGCCGAGACTAGAAACGATTAGCCCGGACGGAGTCGGATCGTGGGCGGCAATTGTGGGGGACATAGCCCAGGAGCTTCTCGGCTTAACGATGCTGCCTTGGCAGATGCACGTATTGGATCAGATGCTTACTTTTAATGCGGATCAGGATCTTGTGCATAGGTCAAGCCTTGTGTCCGTGGCTAGACAGAACGGCAAGACAACCGTCATTCAAGCGCTCATTCTGTTCTGGCTAATTGAGATGCCGAAGATCCGCGGCCAACGACAAACAGTCGTCTCTCTCTCGCATCGTCTTGATCTTGCATGCATGCTCTTCGAAGAGATCGCACCGACCTTAGAAAAACGATGCGGAGCCAAGGTCATTATGTCCTACGGCCGCTATCAAGCGACAATGCCAGACGGCTCCAAATGGTATGTTAAAGCAGCGCGGCCTTCCGTCGGCCACGGCATGACAATTGACTTGGCAATCATTGACGAATTGTTTGACGTCTCCGACGAAGTAGAAGCAGGACTCTTGCCGGCTCAACGCGCTAGGCGCTCGCCTTTAACCGCCATGTTCAGCACGGCCGGCACGGAAGCGAGCCGATTATTTATCAGGCATAGAGAGAACGCGCTTCGGCTCATTGATCTCAAAAAGCCTTCATCGTTCTACTTCGGGGAATGGAGCCCAGAGCCATCATTGGATCCTCTCGCGGAATCGTCGTGGTATTGGGGCAACCCAGCGATCGGACACTTCCTTACGATCGAGACTTTGCGCCAAGAATCCGAAGGCCCCGATCGAGCACTCTTCTTGCGCGGCTCACTAAACATGTGGGTTGCCTCCGCGAACTCTTGGATCCCACACGGCCTATGGCCAGACCTGCTCTACGAAGGAGAAGTCCCTGCCGGCGGAGTCGTTGCCGTAGAAGCTTCTATGGACGACACGCGCTACTTCGCCACCCGATCCGTCTCCCTGCCCGATGGCCGCGTTGTTAACTCCGTTGCGTTCACCGCCGAAACTCAAAAAGAACTACTGGAGCACCTAGCCGAAATTGCCAAAGATCCCGCCGTCAAGTTTGCGTTCTCTCCGACGATCGACGTGCTAGTCAACTCCGCAACATTTGACCGCCGGCGAATAGTCGTCGGCTACGGCGAGATTCTCAAGTACACACCCGTAGTCAAAAACATGATCCACGAAATGCGGCTCGTTCACACGGGCGAAGCCATGCTCTCCGAACACGTCCAACGCGCCGTCCTCGTCCGCACCCAAGGCTCCATCGCCGTCTCATCCCAAAAGTCACCCGGCCCGATCGAGTTGTGCCGCACGCTTATCTGGTCGGCAACATTGGCCTCACAAAACCGCGTTACCCAAAAGCCTTCGCTAGTCATCGTCCCGAACTAGCATCCAATCGGCAGCCGTTCGTGAGCCCTACCTTTCGTCGGGATCGGAAACGCCTCCGAGCGGTTGCCACCATAAACGCGCCAAGTGTGTCATGCTCTAGGGATGGGATTATTTGATCGCAAAGTAAGCAAGGCCGCTATCTCGCCGCCGCCGGCTAAAGCCGCAGCCGCAGGCGCAGGACTTAACTACGCATCAAACAATGCTGGCGTCTCGATGATCGGCCAGTACTACACGTATCAAGAAGGCGAAGCGCGTAACCGTGCAGTACAAGTTGCCGCGATAAATCGCTCGCGCGATCTCATGGCATCGGTAATCGGATGCATGCCCCTTCGTTCTTACGTGGAGCAATGGAACGGCGAATACATGGAGAAGATCTACACCGCTCCTCGATCATGGTTGCGTCGGCCAGATCCCGAAGTGCCTTACAACTTTCTTATGTCGTGGACGTTTGACGACTTGTTTTTTTTTGGTCGCGCGTTCTGGTACATCACTTCACGCACAGCCGACGGATACCCAGCATCGTTTACACGTCTTCCAGCCGGCAGCGTAACTACTCAAGACATGGCTGGCCCCGTATGGTTTGCACCGTCCAAGGCCGTTTACTTCCAAGGCGGCGAAATAGATCCGTACAACCTTGTACAGATTCTTAGCCCAACGCAAGGACTGATCTATTCGGGAACGCAAGTAGTCGAGACAGCATTAAAGATCAACGACGCACGCACACGTAACGCATCTTCAAGCATTCCAGCCGGCGTACTTAAACAAACTGGCGGCGAACCGTTAAGCGCACAAGAACTTGCCGATCTTGCCGCGTCGTTTAACGCTGCACGCGCAACGAATCAAACGGCCGCGCTCAATGAGTTTCTATCGTACGAACCGACAACAATGAGTCCAGACAAAATGCTTCTCATTGAATCAGCAAACTACAGCGCCCTCGAAGCCGCTCGCCTTTGCAATGTCCCACCGTATCTCGTAGGCGTCTCAACCGGATCGTATTCCTACCAGTCATCCCAGCAAGCACGCGCCGACTTGTACATCTTCGGACTCAAAATGTACGCAGAAGCAATTGCGGCCGCGCTCTCTATGGACTCCGTTCTTCCACGCGGAACCTACGTTGAGTTTGACGCAGAGTCCTATTTGGAAGAAAACTACATGGCCGACAAAGCCGACGAACCAACCATCCAAGAAAACACTCAAGAAGGACTAGCCAACCGATGATCAAACTAATTGCAGGAGACTTCACGCTTGACGCCGCCGCAGGCGACGCACCACGCCGAACTATCTCAGGAATCGCAGCACCATACAACGTGGACGCAACCGTCTCCGACGGAACCACCGTTCGCATTTTGCCGGGCGCCCTCCCAACCGAAGGCAAAGCCCCACGACTCTTCATGTACCACGACGCATCCCAGCCAGTAGGCGTTGTCACGGAGCGCGTAGACACTCCAGAAGGCATGCTCTTCACCGCCAAGATCAGCGCAACATCTCTCGGAAATGACGCGCTCGTTATGGCCGGCGACGGCACTATTGATCAAGTCTCAGTTGGGATCAACCCAGTAAAGTTTTCGTACGACGAAGACGGAACCATGGTAATTGAGTCTGCTATCTGGCAAGAATTGTCGCTTGTCCCCATAGGAGCTTTTGGAGACTTTGCACAGATCACAAAAGTCGCGGCCAGTATCCACCAGCCCGAAGAAGAAATAAGTAATAATGAAGAACAAGAACCTCAACAGGAGAACCCAATGTCCGAATCAGTAGCAGCACCAGTCATCGAAGCCACCATCCCAACCGCTTCTCTTCCAGCAGTACCGAAGCGCAAGTTTGATCTTCCAACCCCCGGCGAATACATGGCAGCAATGCACATCGGCGGAGACACATTCCGCAACGTTGCAGCCGCAACCAACGACTACATGAAGTCAAAGCAAAGCGCCCTTGAAGCAGCCGCTGGCGACATCGTCACCACCGACACTCCGGGCCTCTTGCCAGTACCAGTCCTCGGCCCAGTCTTCCAAGACCTCAACTTCATCCGTCCAGTTGTTAACGCAATCGGCGCACGCGCAATGCCAAACGGCGGAGCATCAAAGACGTTTATCCGTCCAACGATCACCACGCACACAAGCGTTGCTGCACAATCAAGCGAACTTGCCGCAGCATCCGCGACCACAATGGTCATTGCGTCAAACTCGGTCAGCAAAACAACTTTGGCGGGACAAGTCACCCTTTCAATTCAGGATGTTGACTTTACCGATCCAGCATCTTTGCAGATTATTCTGAACGACTTGCTCGGCGAATACTTGATCGCATCTGACAACGTTGCAGCAGACGCAATCGTTGCAGGAGCAACAGCATCTGGCGCAACATGGACAGTTACAGCAAACGATCCATCATCGTTGATCTCGGCTATTTACACCGCCGCCTACAACATGCTCCTTGACACAAACTTCCTGCCAGATCACATCTTTGTATCGCCGGGAGTATGGCAAGCATTGGGCGCACAGTTGGACGCAGACAAGCGACCAGTATTCCCATACGTTGGAGTATCTGGCTTGATGGGTGTAAACGCAATGGGCGCAGCAAACGTGACCGTGGCAAACACCTTCAACCCATTTGGCTTGAACCTTGTTGCAGACCGCAACTTTGCAGCCGGCACAATGGTTGTAGCACGCGCACAAGCGATCGAGTTCTACGAACAGATTCGCGGCTTGATGTCCGTAGAGTTGCCATCCACTTTGGGTCGTAACTTCTCGTACGCAGGGTACGTATCTACCTTCATCGCAGACGCAACACAAGTCCAAAAAATCGCGTTGGCCTAGTCAGAAGCGGAGCATCCGCTCATGGCTACCTACAGCGTCACCAACAAGTACCTCATAGACGACTTCGCCGTCCTTCAACTTCTCACCCCGACGGAGTTGGAGGTCGGCCAGTCAATCACGGTTGCAGGCGTAGACGCCACATTCAACGGCACATACACCGTTCGCGCTCTTCCGCAATATCTGTTTGAGGGCGTAGACACCGAAGGCGACTTGCTCTATGACGTCAACATCCCAATTGCTAATCAAGTTCTTTACGCAAGAACGGCCGCCGATGTCGAGCGAACCGCAGCGTCTGGAACCCTGACATCGACTCCGACTTGCACATGGATCACGGCCACCGACATTGAAGACTGGTTGGGCATCGGTACGGCCACCGCAGCCGACGCCACATTCCTCACCATTTGCGCCTCTAGTTCTTCGCAGTTCTGTTGGCGTCGACGCATGGAAGCCGGCTATGTCGACTCCCTCACGACCGTCCCGTCGCAGGATGTCAAACTTGGAACGATCATGTACGGAGGAGCTTTGTACCGTCAGCGCGGATCTATGGATTCCTTTGCATCATTCCAGTCGATGGGAACCGCTCCCGTCATGGGCCTCAATGGAATGATCCGTCAATTGCTAGGCATTGATCGTCCGCAGGTGGCGTAGTGCCAGTCCCGACTTACACCGATCTATTCAATGAGGGCTACGACGACCTAGTCGCCAAACTCCAAACCGTTGTCGGGCTCCAAGTTGTAAACGATCCACGCAACATCGTTCCGCCATGCGTCTTCGTCAACATTGATTCCATTGACGGCTACAACTACAACATCGCCAAACTCACCTTCACGCTTCAGATCGTGACGCTGGGCCCCGGCAACCTAGACGCCCAGAAGTCCCTTCTCAATATGCTGGCTCAGGTATACGCGCTCAACATTGGCGTTATCTCAGGCCGCCCTACAAACGTCGACATTGGCGGATCCGTTCTGCCGGCATACGAACTTACTGTCGCGACCGAAGTCCAAACGGCGTAATCCACACCTAGCGCCCAAATCTATGTCAAACTAAAACCACAACTCAAGGAGCAATCATGGCAACCTCAACTATCCTCTCAAATCCAGTCGTTACCGTCGGAACCACGGCGCTCACCGGATGGTGCACAAGCGCCACTTTGACCCGTACCGTGACCGCGCTAAACGACACCGTTTTCGGCGATACAGCAAACACGTTCACGGCTGGCCTCGAAGACAACGAAGTCACGTTAACTCTTTTTCTTTCATACGCAGCCAACGCCACTTACGCGACACTTGCACCATTAGTCGGCACCAAGACAACCGTCATCGTCAAGCCAACTTCGGCCGTCGACTCGGCAACAAACCCCGGCTTTACGTTGACAAACTGCTACCTAGAGTCGTTGCCAGTTATCTCGGCTTCGCTCGGCGAATTGCAGTCCATTGACATTACGTTCATGGGCGGCGTTTACTCAGCCGATACAACGAACCCATAATCACGGCCGTCCTCGGCCCGACACAAGGAGAACCATGAAGATCAAACTCAGCCTCACGCGCGGAGAAGTCAAAGAGCAACTATCCACGAATCTGTTCGTCATTGCCGAATGGGAACGCCTAGAAAATCGCCGAGTGTCAGACGGCCGTGGCATCGGTGCATCCGATCTAGCGTGTTGGGTACACACGTTGCTCGTCATTAAGGGCGAGAAACTTCCAGCAACTTGGCGCGAATGGTTGAAAGAAAACCCAGACGTCGAGATCGCAGCGGAGGACGCAACCGATCCAAACCCTACGGACGCGGCTACCGCCGGCAATTAGCCGAACTGGTAGTCGCGACGGGATGGGCTCCGACGTTCTATGCGGATTCATTTGACGCGCGCGACCTTCAAACAATCATTAGAGTCCTTAATGACCAAAGCAAAAAAGGACGCAAATGAGAGACTCAGCCGGCGGCATTGAAGCACGGATAGAAGTGTTCGGCCTTGGTCAAGCGCTCAAGGATCTCAACAAGATCGACAAAGTCCTTCGCCGCGACATCACCAAGGACTACAAGCGCGTGACCGCTGGACTCGTCTCGGACATCCAGTCGGCAATCCCACTCAACTATCCGCTCTCAGGATGGCAGCGCCAATGGAATCTACGCGGCCAATACCAAGTCTTCCCGTGGCCGACCGATCATTCCGTGAAGGCATACATCAACACCAAAGCGCCCAAAGAAGTATTCGGTGGCAAAGTAAACCTCTCAACCTTTGCCGTTAAATGGCTCGGCGCCGCCGCCGCGTTCTTCGACTTTTCCAAAAGTAATCAAATGGGCGCCGCATTAACAGCCAAGTACGGCGACCCGTCGCGAGTAGTGTGGAAACAGTACGAAGCAAACAAGAGCGATCTTGAAGTAGAAATGGCGCGAATCGTTGACCGCGTCGGAGAAGCTTTGAGCCGCGACCTAAGCGCAAGGTAAACCCATGGCCGTCATCCTCCCAATCATCAGCGAATAC